GCGGCGTTCGTGGCCGCTGTGGCGGCGAACGTGGCCGCGCAGCAGCAGGGCGGCACCGGCATCGCGGAGGCGTGGCGCGCGGCCCGCGAGATCGCGACGATCGCCGGGGGCGGTGAGGCGGCGGATTTTCGCAACGCCGCTAGCGGGATCGCGCTGGCGGCGAGCACCATGGCGATCATCCGCCGCGACTTCGGCCTGGTGCCCGAGACCGGCCCCAACGCCTACCGGTGGCTGCACCTGTACCAAGGCCCCGACCCGCACCCCGTGCACCTGTCGCTGAAGGACGCCCTGTTCGACGGGGTGAGCGTGTTCGCCGGGGGGTACGTCGCGTTCCCCGGTGACCACGCGGGCTGCCAGTGCATCGCCGTNCCAGCGAACATGGTCAACGTCCGCACCGGCTGGTCGCAGCTCCAGCCCACCACCTAGGAGGCCCAGATGAACCAGGCCCTGACCAACTACAAGCTCGCCCGGCTCCGTGAGGGGTTCGTCGACCGGGCACTGGCGGCGGCCGTGTCCGGCGCGGTGAACCTGCCCGTGGCGTCCCGTGACCGGGAGTGGGACGGGGACGCGGCGCGCCGCCGCGTGTTCGACGCGTTCGACACCGGCCGGGAACGGGCGCGCGCGTTCCTGTGGGTCGACGGGCCGGAGGACCAGATCGGGTCCTACCACCTGGGGTTCGCTGACATCGTGGACGGCGAGCTGACGATCATNCCGCGCGGCGTNTCGGCGGCCCGTGGCGCACTGTCCGGCGCGCGCGGCGCGAACGTCCGCGCACCGGGCGCGGCCGAACGCCTGGCCCGTATCGAGGCGCACGTCCGCGAAGAGCTGGGCGACGACACCGAGGAGGACTGATGGACGCCCTGACCAGGTACCAGGCCCTCGTGCTGGTCGACCGGGTGCGGGAGCAGCGCGCCGCTGTGACCGCGACCCCGGCCGCAGGCGGCGCCGTGGAGGTCGTGCCATGCGCCGAGTGCGAGGAGGACGCCGGGGAGGTCCTGGTGTCCCCGGACCGTGCCGTCGTCGACGGACCCGTCACGGCCGCCGCGACGATGGTCCGCAGCGCGGTCGTGTTCCCCGCCGAGCACTTCGAGAAGTGGGACGCCAACGGCCGCGAGCAGACGCCGCTGACGGTCGAGCCTGACGGCCGCATCTACGGGCACATCGCGGGGGAGGGCTGCTACCGCAACGGGAACATGCGTTCCTGCAAGCGGTACCAGCCCGACCCNGACCCGAAGCTGCGCAACTTCCACACCTGGACCACGACGCTCGACGACGGCCGCGTGATCCGCACCGGTGCGCTCACCGCCGGGGCGAACCACGCCAACGTGACCCAGCCGCTGGAGGCCGCCCGCGCCTACCACGAGAACACGTCCACGGTCGTTGGCCGCGTCATCGCGTGGGAGGACGAGCGTGGGCGCCTGGCCGTTGCCGGGTCGATGGTGCCCGGCCTGCCTGAGACGTTCGTGGCGCAGGTCGCCGGTGCCCCGGTGTCGGTCGAGCAGTGGCCCACCATGGAGACCAACGGACGCAACACCCTCACCGCCGCGCACCTGGTCGTCACACCGGCGTGGCCCGTAGGCACGACAGGAGAAGCATGAGCGACGGCGACAACACCAGCCTCGGCCGGGCCGAGATCGAGCACCGGTTCGGGTTCCACAAGGCGACCCTGGAAGGGGAGAACGCGACGGTGCCGGTGCACCGCGACATCCGCCGCCTGTTCGTCGAGCTCGGCGTACAGCTCGACGCCCTCGTGCCGCCGGGCCGGGGCAAGGCGACCGCCTTCACGCAGCTCCAGGACGCGGCCATGTGGATGCACTGGGCTGTCGCGGAGCAGGCCCCCGTGGTCGACGAGTGAGGATCGTCGCCGTCGTCCAGGGGTTCGCCTACGGGCGGGGTCGCGCTACCACGATGGTCGAGCTGCTGACCCCGCTCGCGGCGGCCGGGCACACCGTGGACGTCTACGTCACGGCCGTGACGCCGAAGCAGGTCATCGACGGGGTACGCGTGCGCCGGTTCCGCGAGCTGAACTACCGCGACCGGGCGAACGTCGTCATCTACAACAGCGGCCTGCCGGGGCACGCGCTGGCGATCATCAAGCGCATGTCCGGCGTGAAGCTGATGTGCCAGCACTCCTACCAGACCGACGACCCGGGCCTGCGGATGGCGGACGCCGTCTGGTTCCCGTCCATGGCCGCGCTGACCAAGCACGAGCACCGGAGCGTGAAGCGGGACGTGCCGCTGTTCGCGTCGCCGCCGCCGATCAACCCCGACCGGTACACGACCAGGCCGGGCACCAAGATCAGCCTGTCGCTGTCGTCGCCGTGGAAGGGCGGCGCGTTGGTGGCGCGCATGGCGCGCGCGATGCCCGCCTACCCGTTCCTCGTGGTGAAGGACGCGCGCGGCAACGGCCTCGAGCTGTTCCGTGGTCTGCGGAACGTGGAGCTCGTCGACTTCATGGACCCCCGCGACTTCTACGCCTCCACGCGCGTGCAGGTGTTCCCGTCACGGTCGGAGACGTACGGCCGCGTCGGGGTCGAGGGTGCGCTGTCCGGGATCCCGCTNGTCGCGTCGAAGGACCCCGGCATCAAGGAGGCGATGGNCGGGCACGGCATCTACCTCGACCGGGAGAACGTCACCGGCTGGATCCGGACCGTCAAGCGCCTCATGGACGACCAGGGGGCGTGGCAACGCGCCTCCGAGGACGTGCTGCGCCGTGCCCGGCAGGTCGACTACGCGATGGCGCAGCAGGACTTCGTGCGGAACGTCGAGGACCTGGCGCGCGACGTGGCCGCCTGATACCTCACCCGCGATTCTGCGGGCACGAACGGGCGCTCGCGGGCGATACTCCTGCAATGGCGACAGAGCGCACATGTACGGAGATAGTCCCCGGTCTGCAGTCGGCGCACGCCGACATGGTGAGCTACGTCAAGCACGCCGCCCGGCGGCACGTCGGGTTCGTCGTGCTGGAGGACCTGCTGCGTGGCGCGCCTGACGGTGAACTGACCGTGACCCTGAAGATCACCAACGAGGCCGACGAGCTGGGCGACCGGTTCACGGCCCACGGTCAGGTGGTGAAGCCTGGTGCATAGCCAGGTCTGCTACCGCTGTGGTGGGCACGGGTGGCACTGGGCCATGCGGGCTGGGGTCGTGCGCCGCACGGCCCCGGCCCGGAAGGTGTCAGTTCGCACGCAGCAGCGCTGCCCTGACTGTCAGGGGCGCGGCACGATGGCGGCGCCGGGGGAGACCGAGGACGGTCAGAAGCTGCCGTCAGCGTGACGGCCTGAACCCCAGGGGGACACCATGGCTAAGCAGGAGCAACGCATCATCCGGCGCACCGAGTGGGGAGCCCGGCACGGCAACGGGTTCGGTGTCCGGCCCGTGGGTGACCTGAAGGTGTACGTGCACCACAGCGTGACCGTTGCACCGGACCTCGTGGCCCCGTTCGACGACGACTACGCCGCCGTCCGGCAGCTCGAGGCGATCGGGCAGTCCCGGTTCGGGCGCGGGATCTCGTACCAGTTCCCCGTGACCCCGGCCGGGCTGGTGTTCGAGGGCGTGGGCGTCGACCGGATCGGCGCCGCGATCACCAACTACAACACCCCGACGGCGAACATCGTGCTCGTGGGGAACTACGACACCGCGAAGCCGCCGCGCCCGATGCTGGAGGCCGTGGACTGGCTGCTGCACCACGGCGTGGCGCGCGGGTGGTGGCGCAAGCCCGTGGTGGCCGGTGGGCACCGGGACGCGCCGGGCGCCTCGACGGCGTGCCCGGGGCGGCACGCGTACGCGCTGCTGGGCGACCTGAACGCGGGCAAGTACCACTCCGGCGGCCCGGTGTTCGTCGACAACCCCGTGAAGCCGCCGTCGTCGCCGTCGGTGCCGGGCAAGCTCGACGTGGACGGCCGGTGGGGGTCGGCCACGACCCGCAAGGCGCAGCAGGTGCTCGGGACGCCGGTGGACGGCATCGTGTCGTCGCAGTCGCGGTCGTGGGCGGCGGACAACCCGGGCCTGACGACGGGCTGGGAGTGGGTGTCCCCGGCGTCGGCCGTNGGGTCGCGGTTGATCCTGAAGCACCAGGAGGTGCTGCGGGGGCGTGGCCGGTACAAGGGCGACATGGACGGCCTGGTGGGTCCGAAGTACATCCGGGCGCTGCAGGTCGACCTGGGCGTGCCGGGGGTCGACGGCGAGCTGTGGAACCCGTCTGCGGCCGTGCGGGCGCTGCAGCAGCGGCTGAACGGGGGGAAGATCTGACATGGCGAACCAGAGTCAGGAGCTCGGCATGCAGATCAGGGGCGTGTTCGCAGACGTCGTCGAACTGATCCCGCAGAAGGCCCGTGTGGCGCTGTACGTGAG